TTTGTAAAGCGTGTAATACGGTTGAGGGTTGGATACGAGATATGACCCATTTCAGTGCTATTGGGCATTATCTAAACAAACACAAGCACAACTAAACAATAAGCGACTCGCTCGCAGAAAGACAAAATAATGTCCAAAGAACTATTTGAAAAGCGTAATAAACTCACTTACGACCTCCGTCAAGCACTTGACAAGTGGGAATCCGACAACAAGAAACCAACCTCAGAGTTCGACACCCGTGCCAACGGTCTGCTCAAGGAGCAAGTCGAGCGTCTTGAGAAGGATCTTGATCAAGTCGAAGCAGAACTCTCACGCAACCTTGCCAACGAGAAGCACGCAAAGCGTGAAGCAGAACTTGCCAAACCAGAGTTCAATACTCGCAGCAACTTCATCAATCCACAGGACGAATACACCAGTCGCTTTGCCAAGGAACTCTTCAGTGGCAACCGCATTGGTCTTGATCGTCTGATGTCAGAGCGCACTGTCGCTACAACTGGTGGTGCTAACTTCTCTTCTGCTATTCCACAGGAATGGCAAAACCGCATCGTTGAGAGAATCAATCAACTCAACATCATGCGTACTCTTTGCCCTGTCCGCAATGTAATGGCAGATCAAAAGATCGTCGTTGGTGGTGTTCTTCCCTCAGCATATCTCATGACTGAAGGCGTAGCAGTCACTGAAGACAACACATACACTGTAGCAAACGTCACTGTCAATGACTTTACCTACGGATGCTATGTTCCTGTCAGCAAGCAATACGCTACTGACGCAATCGGTGGTCTTGAGTACATTGCTCGCAAGGCAGGAGAGGCAATCTCCAACAAACTTGAAGCAGCATACCTCAATGGTGAAGCATCAGGTCCAACTGGTCTGATTCCTGCTCTCACCACTGCTGCTTCTCCAAACGTAGACTCTGGTGGTTCAACTCTCACCATCACTGGTGACCAAATCATCGACATGAGTTACGCAGTTGCTCCTCAGTACCGCATGAACGGTTCTTATCTCTTCAGCGATGATCTCATCAAGACCATCCGCAAGATCAAGACCGCAACTGGTAGCAACGAATATGTCTGGAAGATGCCAGAGCGTTACAGCGACATCCGTGATGGTGCTCCTGCTACACTCTTCGGTCGTCCAGCCTATATGTCTCCAGCAATGTCAACCAGCACTACTGCTGATGCTGTCGTTGGACTCTTCGGTGACTTCAACTACGCCGAAATCTACGACCGTGACGGTGGCGTAAATGTCTTCATCGATCCATACGGACTCAGCACAGCACTTGTCACCCGTGTAGTTGTATCGCACAGAACTGACCTTGTTCTTACAAACAGTTTGGCATTCTGCCGTTACAAGATCTGATTTCTTCCTCTTCTGGGAGGTGGTGGGGAAACCCACTACCTTCTTTTAAATAAATACGACAGGAGCTAAAATGATCGCAATATCCACAATCAAGAAAGCACTAAAGGTTGATTACACAACCGATGACCAAGAGTTGCTACGCATTCGTGATGCGGTCATAGCCTTGGTCACTGATTACACAGGAGTCACGCTTGAGTCACAGAGCAAGGTACAATATCTACCTTATTTCATGAGAACAAGACTGATTCACACGCCATTCAATGAAGTATCATCCGTCAAGTACACAAATACATCAGGAACAGTTGTCACAATGCCAGCAACTGATTGGTTCATCATCAGAAGTGAATTCCCAAGCATCTACATCAACTTCAAGGAATATCCAACCCTCAAGGAAGGAACCGAAGTCGAAATCACTTATAAAGTCGGATATTCAGTGCTTCCTGGCGATGTTCAACAACTCATTATTTCGCTCATCGGTCACTGGTACAACAACCCCGAAGCAGGAGCACCAATAAGCCTAAGCACCGTACCTCTTTCTGCACAATTCATCATGGATAACATGAGTGCAACTGGAAGTGTTGAATGATTAGTGCTGGTAGACTGAGATTTCTTGCCACTGCCAAACGTGAAAATAACATTGATGACACTGGCAAGAAGCAAAAGGATTTTAATAGCACAGTTGGAACATTCCGATGCGATCTAAGAGACACAGGATCCATTGAAGTAGGATATGCCGATGGTGTAGCCCTGAGCAACCAATTTGATTGTCTTGCTCGCTGGGAAGCAATAAACAGCATAGGGCTACAGGCAAACGACATCCTGCTGATCCGTGGAAGGACATTTAATATCATCGGTATTCGCAACGAGAGTGAGCGGGATCGATTGGCAACAATACAAGTAGAGGAAATCATCTAATGCCAGTATATTCATTACCAAAATCCATCCGTACAATGCTTTCTGACCTCCCCGATGGGACAGTACCAGACGCAAGCATCACCTACGGGACAAGAAACCAATACGGTACTTTGCCAGCAGTCACATATCAGATAACAAATCATGAAACCCTGACTGTTGGAGCCACACCGCTACGCAAGGCAACTGTAGAAATCAACAGCATCACCAATGAAGCACAAGCAACACAGGAACTATCGGAAGCGGTAAAGGCAGTATTGAAAGAAGACACTTACGACTCACTTGAGTTTCAAGCAGTTGTAAATCAAAACAATATTCTTCAGGAGCCTGACATTGGTAATGGAGAAGAGGCGACTCCGTATATCGCCACGACAATTATAGACATCTACTACAAGGAAACATAACACATGGCATATGCATCAGCACTCACAGGCTTTAAGTTCAACAATGTTCTGATCCCAGCAGTCGGATCAGTCGGATTTTCACTGCAAAGAGCACCACTTGATATCACATCAATTGGCAGTTGGAATACCTACTTCATCGATGGTGTAGCATCAGCAGCATTTACTCTAGATGTGTATTATTCTGATGCAGATCACGATGATCTGATCTTCGATCTGCTCAATCCAACTGCTACAACACCAACAAGACCAGTAGCATTCGTCATTTACTTTGACGGCAAGGCTACACCTGTAGATTACATCTCAGGCAACTGCATCATCACTGGTTTCGATGTCGTATCAAGTGCTGGAGATGTCACTAGAGCATCTATTTCAGCACAAGTAGTTGGAGCAGTCAATGTTTCTGGCGATGTAGCAGACAAGGGAATTGCCGAAATCCCACCAACTTAATTTAACACAGGAGGAAGATATGTCACTTAAAGACGCATTAAGATTAGCCCCATTCACCACAAAGACCCCATCGGGACTGGATATTACGGTTCGTCGTCCCAACACATTAGACCTGATTACAGCGATTGAAGTATCAAAGAAAGATGCTGACAAGTTTGCAGCATGGCTTGTGTTCAATCATCTTCAGGAGAATGGAACCAATGTGTTTGCGAACTTGGATGAGGTTCTACAATGCGATGTCGGTCTAATAAACGAAATCGCATCTGTTGTTGAGAAACTATACGGTGAAGGAAAAAACTGACACAGGCAGTAAGATCGGTTCTGCTTACTGCCAGTCAGAATCTTAAATTCGATTCATTGGAGAACCAAAGCGTTGTTTGGATTCATGTACTTGAATCTAATGGCGTAGATGTGGAGGGTATTAATGAACTTCTCATATCAAATAGATCAAAAATCACTAAATCAAATCAGAGCATCATTGGTACAATACGAACGGAAAATTCGTAATAAGGTCATTCGCTCTGGATTTAAGGAATGGGCTAAAGCAACGACTGAAGTCGCCAAGGGAAATGTAACTTGGAATGACAAGTTGCTAAGAAGATATATCACTTCAAAAATCAAGATTCTCAAGAAAAAGAGGGGAGTCTGGGTTGGTGTAGGTGTAAGAAGTGGAATTAAGAAACCTGGTGTAGATGAAGTTTGGCTTGGAACAAAGTCCAGATGGTACAACGATGGTTGGACATCATATCCAAAAGGTCGTAAGTCAGGTAAAAAAGGAAAAGGCTGGAGAAGAGGACTTCGTGGAGTTGGTGGTAGAAAGATATACCAAACCGAATACTTGACCAAGACAGCAAAAATGATGCTTCCTAGAGTTCCACAATACATTCTTAATAGTATTAATGCAGTAAATAAAGGACAAACTTAATGGCAAAGAACATCTCACCACTTGTAATTGAAGCAGTCTTGGACACCTCGGGTATTGACCGTGGTGTGAACAATATTCGTTCAAAGCTTAACCGTGCAAGAGGCGGTGGTGGCGGTGGTGGTGGATTTGGTTCTGGCATCAATCCTGCTGGTGGAATTTCCGATGGAGGTCTTGCAGCAGCGGCAATGGCTGCTGCATTCGGTGCTGGTGTCGCTGCAAGAGCGGGAATGGGACCAAATCTTAGAAGTCTTCGTTCTGGATTTAGTTATCAAAAAGCAGCAGATGTTGCTGGTTTTGGTAAAATGGGAAAAGCCGCTATAAACAATTTGAATAGAAGCAATTTTGTATCATCGATATTGACATCTATTTCAGATTTTAACTTTAGTCTTAGAAACGAATATTCTAAAAAGGCTAAAGAATATAGACATCGTGGATATACTATGTCGAGGATGAGAGGTTCTGCTTATGCGGCAGAAGATATATTTGAAATGCGGGATAGAATGGATTATTTCAATAGTATGGCAGCAACCGCTGGAGCAAGAGGAAAAAAGTATAGAGAAAAAGCAACTCAATTTGCAAGCACCCTAAGAAATGCACAAAGAAATATAAGTTCTTTTGTCCGTGCAACTTCAGCACTTGGAGCAGGATTGAGTATTGGTGGTGCTGCTGGTGCTTCTATGGCAATAGGAAACTTCTTTAATCCATTGTCAATGGAACAGAGATTTTCTGATATCTCAAGATTTGAAGGTTCTGGAAACTATGAAGCCATTCGTCGTCTAAAGGCTAGTTCATATCAAACACCAACAATGACAATGGGACAATCATTCTGGACAGGAGCACAGAGTGCTGCTGGTAATAAGAAATCAATGCTTCAACAGATGGGAGAAAACTTATCTACTGGAGCACAGAATGCAGCAGCCATCGGTGGTGGTATAATGGAACAATTATTTACAGCAGGATACAACGCAATATATCCAATTGTTGAAGATAAACTGTCCAAGTCAGTAGTTTATAGAGGTCTTGGAAATGAATTGCGTAGAACAACCAATTAAAGGATAACAATTATGCCACCCCCCAATTCAGGTGTACAGACAGCAAGTTTTGAAGTATTCTTCGTATCCTCCACTGAAACAACATCCGATTGGGGAGGACAAAACGAAATTGTACAGGTTTATATCATCCGCAAACTCGACAATGGTGTTGTAAATTACAATGGTGAAGATCTAAATAAGTTGATTGTTGAGGGTGCTATTCCTGCAATCGGTGATCTTTATGGTGCTTGGGATCCAGCATCAGTCCGTGGAACATGGCAAGCATTGGCTAGATGTCGCAGCATAACTTACGAAACAATAGATACCATAGGCAGATGTAGAGCGACTGTAACTTTTACGACATTGGCAAACACAAATCCAAATACAATCGTCGTATTGCCAGCACAGGTTCCATCACCAAATCCAATCAAGAACTTCCTGCCAGCAAGCATTGAATATTCTTCAAGCGTCAGAGCAGCAAAGCTTTATAGAACAGGTTGGACAACTCAGCCACCTACCGTAGACGGTGGTACTTATCTTCCAGTTGATACTACTTTGGCAGACATCGGTGGAACATCCGCACGAAATCCCAAGGAAGGTATTGACTCATTCTGCTCGCAAGTAAACTTTAAGTTAAGGCT